TCTGACCCTACAGGATTTAGATATGGAAGTGTTGGGAAGTTAAAACAAAATGGTGTACAGGGGAGTGTTATTACAGCAATAACGGCTAAAGATATTGTAATGGTGGCACTTGATATGGATAATAACAAAGCTTGGATTGGAATTAATGGAACTTTTATTTCTAGTGGGAATCCAGCAACTGGAAGTAATGCAACAACTACAACTATTCCAGATTTAGCTTTTCCCGCATCATATCATTATAACACTACAGCAACTGAGTTATTTAATTTTGGGCAAGACTCCACTTTTAGTGGACAGAATGTTAATGCAAATGACTATAGTAACTATGTTGGAGCAAGTGATGGGAATAGTGTTGGAAGTTTTTTCTACACACCACCAACTGGGTATTTAGCAATTTGTACAAAGAATTTAGGAAGTTAATATGCCAACACCAACAATACCAAATGGAAAAGAATATTTTTTTACAACCTTGTATGAGGGGAATGGCAAAGGACAAAAGGTAGGCACATTTTTACCATTTACAGATAGCGGGACTATTGCCAAAAGCTGTATATTTAACACTACAAATAACGACAATCTAAGTAAAACTTACAGTGGAACAGGCACTTCCCAACAAACTGCAACAATTAGTGCTTGGGTAAAAAGATGTAAGACTGGTAACGATTTTCAAACTATATTTGCGGTTGGTAATGATAAATTTAAACTTGCATTCAATAGTGGTACTTATGCTGATGCAATACAAATGTATTACTACACAGGTAGTTATGTATTAAGAGCCATAACAAATAGAACCTTTGAAGATACTTCCAAATGGTATCATATTGTTTTTGTTTTAGACCTTAATAATGATACACAAACAGATAGATGGAGATTATATGTTGATGGAGATAGAGTCACAAGTTTTGTAAGTAGCACTTTTGAAATTTATCCAAGCAATACAACAACCACTACAAATGTAGGTGGAGCAGACACTTACTATGTTGGTAAAGACCAAGGTAGTGCAAGTTTTGATGGATATATTGCTGAATTTAATTACATAGATGGACAGGCACTTCTTCCAGAAAATTTTGGTGAAACTGATACAGCAACTGGGAGGTGGGTGCCGTCAACAATAAGACCATACCCAGCTTCAACGGAAACAATAACAGTAACAGTTGTAGATAGTGGTGGTAATAAATATGCTGTTGCAAGAAGTGGTTATAATTCTAATAATGGTGTTACGCAAGGAACATTAAATTTATTTGAAGGTGGTACATATAGATTTGACCAAAGTGATTCATCAAATTCTGGACATCCTTTGCGATTTTCAACTACATCTAATGGAACTCACGGAGGGGGCACTGAATACACAACTGGTGTTACAACTGCGGGTACACCTGGCTCAAGTGGGGCATATACAGAAATAACAGTAGCAAGTGGCGCACCAACCCTTTACTATTACTGCACTAATCACTCTGGTATGGGAGGGACAGCAAACACCCCAAAATCTTATGGTGTACAAGGAACAAGATTAGCATTTGATACAAGTTCTGCTATGGGTGATGATACAAGCACAAACGGAAATGACTTTACACCAAATGGAATTGATGCAACAAATCAAGTCTCAAGCAGTCCCACCCAAAACTTTAATACTTTTGCTTCATCTACTGGTGGTGCTGGTGCAACTGAAGGTAATCTAATAGTTAACACAGGTACATCAGGAGGAGCGGCACAAGCAGTTGCACAACCAAGTTTCGGAGTGGCAACTGGGAAATATTATTGGGAAGTAAAAATTACAACCACTGGTGCTGGATTATGGGGTTGGAAAGATGACGGAAGTGCGGGAGGTTCACAAGCTAGTAATAGTGGTTCACAAGGAAGTGGTAATTTTTCTGGTGCCTTATCAACTGGCCTTTCTGGACAATATAGTGCTGGGTCTTGGTTTATTGACCACGAATACACCAAAGAAGTAAATTATACAACAGTTGAAGCAAATGATGTTTTAATGTTCGCAATAGATTTAGATAATGGAAAAGGATTTGTTGGAAAAGCATATTCCCATTCTGG